ATCCTGTCGCATTCAAGTAATCAGGTACCCTCTTTACTACATCATTATCGGCTATCTGAACTAGTCCCATATCCTCTATAGCGTCCTGAGGAAGGTCTGCACTGGTCATACTTGTAACGGCATGTATTTTCTGAATCCAATCCATTGGCATCACTTTATAAGCCATACCCCATCACCTACCTTAAAAAGGCTTCTCCAGAAACTTCCTCTGAAAATTGAATCTCAATAGTATCATTATCTAACTTCGTTACAGCCCCGACTACCTCATCCCCCTCTTCATCATAAGTAATGACGTGTACGGGCCTACCTAGATTATGGGTAATAAGCCAGTAATCAGAAGCTAACTCCTGTATGAAGGTAATTGATTGCGTCTGTTGAGTTAGGTTAGTAAATAGTAACATTATCTTAGTACTACTCCATACCTTATTTAGTGACTCAGACGTATCATCTAATAACCTACTGAAGTAACTCTCAGCTAATACCTCAGTACTTGGGTCTACGGGATTCGTAAGTAGTTTGAAGTCTATGAGGCTTATAGGTGAGTTCCCATCAGGTAGTACTGCTTTAAAATCCTCGAAGTCAGGATCATGTACTCTGACTAAATACCACGTAGGTCTATCCCCTAATTCGTTAGGGTAAAGATTAATAGAGAACTCCCCGTTCTCATCAGTACGTACAAATACCGCGTCTCCTGATACTGGATTACCTGAATCAAGATCTAATACCTCAGTCGGCCTACCTTTCTCATTCACAATAACGAACGATACCTTTAATCCACTAATCGGTTTATTAGTAGCGTCCACGTATGGCTGACCTATGTTAGTAACAGTTCTAGTTTTCATAGCAACGCTCCTAATTAAGATTCCTACTTAGGTACTATGAACGTTACTTGAGGGAAACTCTTACATGTGATTTGCTCATCACCTTCCAGTAACTCCATACTGTCATAGGTAAGTCTAGTTACATTACCTCTTGAATCAGTAATAAATACTATACCGCCACCCTCATTACAGATCGAAGATGCACCTTCTGGGGCTTTAACGGACTTACCCTCATTTAACTTAACAGAGACTGGCTTGCATGCCGTAACAGACAGCACCCCAGGTACGGTCTCTAAGTTAGTACCCGCCCCGTCAACGCCCCCAATATCATCCAACTCACTAAGATCCTCAACTACTTCTTCAACAGCTACAACTTCTTCAACAGCTACAACTTCTTCAACAGCTACAACTTCTTCAACAGCTACAACTTTAGCTTTTCTTGGCATAACAAAAGCCTCCCTAGTTTAAATTTACTATCTCCCTATAAAAATACCTTGACCGCCATCCTAGAATGAACGGTCAAGGTTTGGGAGCGTATCTACTGATGCTCTTACGGTACTACTAACCCAATACTGCTGGGAAATACACTGCGGCAAGTTTACTAATGACCTTGTGGTCATAATACATAAACAACTCAACCATCTGAGAATGCTTCAACTGTACATCGTGCAGGAATGATTGCTCTACACCAAGACCGTTACGGTTCCATTTAAAAGTAACACCATGAACTACTGACTTACGTGCAACGGAAGGTGGTATGTATGAGAAGATACAGTCTTGACCCCAGATGAAATCACCTGTCTTCTCTGTCTCGGATGTACGACTTGTCGCAGATCCTACGACAATCGTATCCACTTCCAGGAATAGCTTAAGCATGTCCTCAGTCATGAAGTTAACATCCTGATTAAAGACTCTTGACAACAACTTAGGATGTACGCGCAGACGTTCGTAAACGTCATGGCCCATGATTAGTGTATTCAAACGCTTACCTGTTGCTTTAAGTACGCGAGTACGTGCGTCAACTAAGTGAGCATGAGGGTCACTAGCATCATCCGACCAATCCAATGTGACGACTGGGCCGGCGACGTTATATACATGGTCAGGGTCATAACTGTTAACATCACGCAGTACTTTAGCAGCGTCAAGCTCTTTATTCAATAGCATGATATCCTTGAGGATAATGGCTGCATCAGTGTGCAGGTCCATTAACTCAACATCAGTATTTGCTAAGGTGTCATAAGGGATAGTATGGTGAAGACCATGACCATCACAGTAGAAACCGTCATCCGAGAATGACCAGTCAATTCCACGAGTTTCGGAACCGCCCGAGTAATCATCCTTCTGTGGTACGAATGAGCGATTATCGTATACCAAATACTTATCAGTCTGTTTAGGCACGACTTTCGTTGGTAGTACGATTTCAGAAATCAGCTCCTGATTGGAGTAAGAGATACTGAGATCGGATAATAGTTTGTCATAGTGAAGATCTTGAGCGATAGGCATTTCCAATTCCTCCTCGGCTTTAAATTAAAATTCCATACTTTAAAACAAAAACTTATCCAGCTACTACTAAACCACTACAACAACCTGATTACCAGGGAACAGCTTTACAGTTACTAGCTCACCGGCAGCAGCAGCCTCACTTATTGATATACCGGCGACATTATAAGTACCTGGGGCAGCGGGTAATGCCATGAGACGTCCATCAGTTCCTGCAACTACTTGAGTATGTCGAACGATTGCTTCGCCAGCCTCGACATCAACGTGACCAATCTCAGCAATAGCCACAGAGCGTCCAACTCCGGTGATTGCGGAGTAAGCAGTAGCACCGAGAACATAATCACCTAAAGCTGCTGGAAGTTTAACCGTAAGCTCTTCAGTACCAGGTGAAAGAAGTCGGTAACGAGGTGTGTCTGCAACCTCTGAAGTATAAGTTAAGGACCATAAAACATTCTGACCAGCACTTGCCATAATAAAACCCTCCTCGATAAATTAAAATTCATTAAATACGATAGATACTAGTAAATTAATTACTACTTACCTTTCAAAGCACTCTTACGCTTCATGTCTGCGCTGAAAGCCCGTGTACCCTCAATGAGGTTAGTGATGTTATTCTCAACCATAAAGCTCCTAATGCTATCTACTGCCTTAGAACGATGAGGGTCTGCGTCATAGGTGTTAGTTGAATCGGACTGTAATGCGTCCACTACGACCTTATCAGTATCTCCTTCAAGTTCAGTCTGATCCATTGTCTGAGCAACTGAGTTACCGTGCCCTGCGCCTTCAAACTTCTTTGTAACGGCTGCCTTTACTTGACCAGCCTTCTCTGCCAAAAATGTAACATCTCTGGACATTAGAAATTCGCGGTAAGCGTCTGATTCAGCATCGAACCCGACATTACCAGCGACAGCAACAGTACGTTCAATAATGGAATCAACATATCCTTGCTTAACCTGCCCAACGAATTTAGCATCATCACCGAGTGCGGCTACTTGAGAAGTAAGTTCTGTGATTTGATTAGCGAGTTCTGTATTTGATGCCTCTAATGTAATACTCTTCGCTTTAAGCTCCTCTAATTCCTTAGTCGAATTCTCGAGTGCAGTTTTAGTGGTTGTGAGCTCAATACCAGCTTCGAAAGCAGCTTGTACATTACTTTGATTGGTTGGCTCCGGACTAGCGACTACTTTATTAGTTGGTTCCGTAACAACGGCGTCAACTTTGTCTAATTCCTCAGGCACTGTAATTCCTCCCTCTTCATTTTTGATACAATTAGTTGCATCACTGTTACTTTTATCATACCATGATAAATTACAGTTGGGTTGGCTTTTTATAACATCCAATACATTACCAGGTATCTTATCCAACGGTGAAACCGCAGCTACGTAGCTCAACATACTATTCGGACGGTAGACTTTATTCTCCATATCCTTAATACTAAATGACTCGTCTACTTTATGAGTTGCGAACCCATTCTCTATCATTTCATCTGCCAGCATCCACGTAGTCCTCTTCATCATGGCCTGGCATTCTTCTAGAGTATAGATCGACTTCTCCGCATAAACTGTAGCTAATGACGTATTCATAGCTGTTAAAGAATTAATGACACTAGAGGCTGACTCCGCAGTAATCCTGCCGTGGTATTGCGTACTTGTTTCATGTGCCATTAATACCGAGTGATTCACTACATACCGCTCATCCCCTGCTAAGAATAGGATCGATGCTGCAGATGCGGCTATCCCCTCGATTAGTGTAGTTATCTTAGGTCCGAGAGTCCTGAGTTTAGTATACATGGAGTACATTGCTGAAACATCACCACCAGGCGAGTTAATCCTTACAAGGATATTCGACTTACCCTTTAATGAATCAAGATCCCTTAGGAATTCGAGACGTGAAGTATTCCCTATATCCTCCCCGAAAATCTCTTCCCATACATCTACATCTACTATATCCCCGTAGACATGAATCTCTGCTACATCCCCTGATGTCGAAACAATATTAAAGAACTTTACTCTTTCATTATCTGCGTACGGCATGGTAATATTCCTCCTCTACATATCATTAGTTATACCGACTGACCGGACTTCTCATCGGGCTGACCTCCGGGATTATCTTCTTTTTTCTTCGTAGAGTCCCCCGACTCATCACTTCCCCCAGTGGTTGTCATCCAGCTACGTGGTTCAGTTATCGCTGACTTCTGGTTAGCACCCATCTGAGCTGCCATATCATTATCAATCCAGCCCTCATCCCTCTTCCTTACGATATTAGCCATATGTACTCCTTCGAACTGTGCCTTCTCAAGCATAGTCCGGATATCTACTTCATCGAACTTAACCTCAACAATTCCCTGTTTACCGTATAAATTAAGTGCAAGCATGAATACTTTCGACAATACTCCTGCTATTAATTCCTGAAATGCCTGGACCGACCGCTGGTACAATTTAATTTCCAGCTTAGCGAAGCTCTCTGTATTACCCTGGGATCTTCTACCTAATACCGTACTATGGGTCTTGAGTCCTGTCATTATCAAGTTATCAATTGCATCTATTACTACTCTAAGATCCACTATCTGACCGCCACCGCCTCCGCTTACCTTACCACTGCCCTGATTCACTGTAACGGAATCGTAATGAACGAACGAGTCATCGACTTCCATTCCCTCGTAAGCATCCTTAATTACTGAAAGCTGCTCTTGATAGAACTTCTTCTTGGCTACCTCATTCATTTTAATATTCATCGGCATTCTTTTTTCAATTGCCTCCTGTAGGACCACAATATCGTCCTTAGGGAACCCGTGCTTATGAATTACCATCTTAAGATCATTTAAGACCTGCATCTGGAATACGATAATACTCAGTGCCGGCATAATAGGGCTCCTACCGTATGGCTGACCTACATACTCATCTACACCTTCATAGAAAAATGTAGGGATGTCTAGGGATACTCTCTTATTATCCTGAGTCGGTACATACCTACCGCCCTTTATCTCAAAAGTTATAGATGCGGGATCGACTGGTGCTAAGAATTGTATATCATCATCGCCATCCGTCAGTACGGCCTCGAGAGCCACCGCGCCCCTTACTACTGCAGACTGAAGGAGCTGATTAATTATCTTTTTAATACTCCTGGACTTAGAATACCCTTCAATGGAAGGGAACTCCCATTTCCTCACAAGTAACTCTAAATCCTTCTCAGCTTGAGGCCATGGATTACCGTTTAATTTGAATACCCTAATATTGAGATCTGTATTACCTAATCTTAAGTAATTCCATACAGCGAAACTGACGTCAGGGTGAGCTCTGACTAAGGTATTCTGAAGATTAGCAACTGATAGGTTAGATAGGTTTTGGTCATTTAACCTGAACGCAGTTATAGACGAAGCAGATACAGAAGCATCACTTACCCCGCCTCGAAGTATATCAATTGAACTTGTCCTGTTACCCCCGTAATCACTACTAGGTGACTCTACATCCTTAAATTCAGATAACTTATTCGAATAGCGATTAGAATCAATACTCTGACTAGGACCAGTGTGTTTAGCTTTACGAATTTCCCTCTTCTTAATTCCTTTTTTCGACACAGAATCTCACCTCCCATAGACTTATTGTACCATAGTAAGTGAGGGTGAGTAAAAACCTGTTAAGCTAACCTAGGTCGTTTACCTTTTTTATATAAGCTCTCAGTAATTGCCTCATTATCATCGACTCACTTATACTCTTAGCTTTAATCTTTCCTGTCTCATCAGCTGAAGCTTTATAAAATCTTAGCCGAAAACCGCTATCCCTTTAGGGTAGTGGATGAAGGCTCACTCACTAACCTTGACTCTTAATATACCGTTCAATGGTTTCTTTTGAAATGTTACCTATACTACAAGCAAAATAGCCATCACTCCAAAAGGTTTTCTCTTTCCAGAAATGCTTACTCAGATAATTATGATTTTTGTTCTGTCTCCATATTCTAAAAGTTGATATTTGCTTGAACCATCTTACCACCTCTAAAACTGATTGTGTTGGACTATACTGCACCAATAAATGAACATGATTCTTGGCTACTTCCATTTCGATAATGTTAATATTGCGTTCTTCTGATATGCTCACAAATATTGATTTAATCTCTTCACCAAGCTTAGTTAATAAGTGTTTTCGATATTTACACACAAATATGAGATGAACCATCAATAAGTGTTTGCTATGATTTTGAGTAATATAATCCATTAACAAGCAAATCCTTTTCTAAACTTGTACGGTGTTAGCAATTCAACTTTTGGAATTTTCTTAATTTCCTTCAGTGCTACATAAGCACCATTGTTTTGAGTTCCTTTTACTGTATATATCTTACCGTCAAACTTCACTAAGTCGTTTGGTTGATAAAAATATCTTTTAGTACGAATTCTTCTTTGACCATCAGATAATTTCTGTCCTCTGAAAATCCTCAAGTTCTCACTATTCTTATTCTTGTTTCTAGTTCTTCTTCCACAGCTTAAGTCTCCACCTGATACCTTTTCGTTAGTTCTAATATCAATATATTTCGCATCATAAAACTTCTCCAATGAACGATTATTACGTTTAACTTGTTCAAATATAATAGGTTTCAATCTTTGCTGAATATCTCCACCTGAAATTACAAAAGCATCATTGCAATGTGATTTCTCTATTCCAATCTTAATCCTATTGTTTTTTGTAATGTAGCCATAAGTATGTAGGCAGTCTATAAAATTAACTAATCTCCATCTAACAATACTCATAAAAGTTGCGTCTTTGAATCCCCTTATCTTTGGCTTATTAGTTTGCCACGTATATAGAAATTTGCCTTCCTTATGGTTTGGGGACGTGTGACACTTATTACAAAGAGTGATTAAGTTATTGGGTGAATTAGTTCCTCCACTACTACGATATTTAATATGATGAATTTCTAATATTGGCTGTTTGTCTTTGTTTTTACAATTTGGATTTTGACATTTGTGGTTATCTCTATGGAGAATATATTCCCTCAAATTCCAAAACCCCATCTGTTCACCTTGTTGATATTCTTCCCCTTGAATATCAGGATTCTTAATTTTTTGAATATCAAAATTCGCTACTTCAATTATAATTTTTGTTATAGGCAGGATTGATTTTAATTTGTCAATAAATCTTATATGACTATCTAGCTTGTGCTGAATACTTGGTGCTAACCATCCTTCATTGATTTTTCTATTTTGCCATCTAGCTTTTCTATACCTTAACCTTTGTCTCCTAATACGTCTGTATTGAACTTTTTCAGTAATTCTGTTGCTCATCCCTTGAAGTAGTTTAACTTCTCCTGCTATTAATTCCTTTTTTTCAGTAGTTGCACTAAATCCTATATTAAGATAACCTGAGTCAATTCCCAAAGTAATGTCTTGTGTGTAATTGCTTATTTCGTAGGTTAATTGAATAGTAAAAGGTTTGACAGCTTTAACTGTAGCTTTACTGTTTTTTAATAATATTCTTGCTTTGACATTACTTGTTGGCATTAATGGTTTTCCATTAATATTTAAAACATATACCATGATTAATACATCCTTTCGGATAAAAACTCACCTTTCGGTGGTAGGTTCACTTCGCCAATGTTATACAAGGTTTTTGTATACAACACTTCTCCTAACCATCAGAGATGTTTAATCATATACCGCAGTGTTCAAGACTAGTGAAGTATCTTGAAGTGCCTATACCATTCTTGCATAACGTAGTCAGTTAAGACTTAGGCTATTCAACCGACTACAGAGAATTTCTTCTCCAAGCCACTATCCCTTTAGGGTAGTTGGTTAGTTGACTACTGTCCCTAAGTTTTTCATTAAAGAC